CAACGAATCCGGAGACAGCAGCAGCAGCACGACATACCGGACTTTTGACGATGCTACACTCCAGTCACGCTGGGGCGTCGTGGAGAAAACCGCCGGCATCACGACCACCGACTGGCCGGATGCGGACGCATATGCTGCGCGGTTTTTCCGCGAGCATGGAAATCCTTTCGTACAGATCGACATCTCCGGGTATGAGCTGTATAAGCTCAGCGGTGACACCTTCGACATGTTCGACCTGGGCCAGCTCTGCCGGGTGAATTTCGCGAGCCGTGGTATCACCCTGGATGAGCGCATCATTGTCGTCACGTATCCGGATGTCCTGGACACGCCCGATCGGGTGACCATCGACCTGGCGAACAAGCCTTTTTCTGCAGCTGGATCCCTGGCCAGTCTGAGCCAGACGCAGCAGGACATGGCCGAAGAGGCAGCGGAGACCGAGGAAAAGCTGGAGAAAACCGCCGAAGACCTGGAAGACACAAAAACCAAGGTGCAGAAAAACACGGTCGACTTGCACGCCCAGGACACGATCCTGACCGAGCAGGGCGAGCTGCTGCGCGAGGCAGGCATCGAGCTGGATCCTTCCGGTATCTTCATGTTCGCGAAACGCGAGGGAGCCCTCGGATCTGAGATGGCATCAATCGATGTGCGGGCAGACCAGATTACAAGCAAGGTCGAAAAAAACCGGGAAGACGCTGACAAAGGCTTTTCTGAGATCAAGCAGCGCGCCGACCGGATCGACATGGATGTCGTCAATCTCTCACAAAACACAGCGTCACACTTCGAGATCACAGATAACAAAATCAGTGCGATCACTGAAAATGTTAACATTAATGCAACAAACATTCGTGCGAATGCGCAGAACATCTCAACTCACGCTGGCATTCTCGACACCCACGCTGCTGCCATCCGGACGAATGCCGGACTCATTGAGACCAATGCCTACGCCATCCAAACAAATGCCACGGCTATCCAGACCAATGCAGATCTCATCCAGACCAATGCGAAAAGAATTGATGTCAATGCTGGATCTATCAATGTAAACGCCAAGAAAATCAATGTCATTGCTGAAGACTATGTCTCAATCAATAGGCTGAAGTCAGAGTTTGCTGATCTGAAAAGCGCGTATGCCAACAACTTCGGCACCGCTACATTGCAATGCACGACAGGCAACTTCAACGTCGTTAATACAGAAGCCATTTCACTTGGCAGTGGTTACGGCATGGGGAAAACCATCTCAATCGATGGCAAAGAGGTCGCACGATTTATTGGGACGGCTAATGTAAATTTTAACCGAGCCGCTGCGGTCCAGGAGGGCAAGGACAGCGTCACGCTTTCATCCTCCGGATGGGAGTCTGGTGGCCGCTGTATAGTCAAGGCTAGCAACGGCAAAACGTATACAGTGTCGATGCCCGGCGGTTTCTCCTACACTGGCGGGACGACATGGGACTCTTCGCACAAAACGACCGTCCAATTTACCAGCCGTTATGTGAGCCAGCCGCTGGTCACGGCCACGATCGACGCCTCGAGCCAGTACAGCGCAGGTCAGAGAGCTGGATCCGCTGCGGTGACAATCTCCGCGTCTGACATCGAGGATACGGGCAGCCGAACATGGAAAGCTGACAAAACTGGCGTCTATGTGGGTGTTCGTGCGACGGCAAGCAACGGGAAAACCAATACTAACTCCATCCTGGTAGACACTTCGACGTCCTACAACCAGGGCAAAAGCGATGTCACGATTGCTGTCAATGGCAACGGGAGCATGATCAGCGGCACCACGGTGACGGTTAATTTCAAGGCCACCGCAAGCAATGGCAAATCCGCGACAGGATCCTCGTCTGTAGATATCAGCTCCTTGTGTGAGACATACCGAGCTCTTGGACGCAATGAGGGCTGGAAAGCCTGCTACGACCGCGTGAATCGACAGGGCAATGTCATTTATGGCCCGAGCTCATCCACGTACGGGTCAGGCAATGAAGCCTGGTACACGATCACAGCAGGGACCGGCGGATACTGGCTGGCCGGTGGCGATGCAAAGATTTACGGCTATGCCTATATCAACGGGACCCAGGTATCCACAGCTGAAAAGACACTGAGTTAAGGAGGACAACACAATGACAGTTAATGAGGCACTGACCAAGGTAATTAATGACCTGGACACGATCACGGTATCCGGATGCAAAAACATGCAGACACTGTCCGGCAGCATCTTTTTGCTGCAGGATGTGTTCGATGCGCTGAATCAGCCGGCAAAGGAGGCGGCACAGAATGGTAAAAGTGACAGTGACCAAGGGAACGAAAAATAAAGATTATGATTTCGAGTATGCCGCGAAGACCTTTGACGATGCATTTTTTGGGTACCTGCCAACGGATGCCGCATTGCTGACAGTGGCCCGCTATTTCGAGGGCGCGGACACGATCGTGATCCACGAGGTGCTGACCGAGACGGTCCTCGAGGGCTATAGCATCCTGCAATCAATTGCCAAGTTTCAAAACGGATACCATATTAAGCTTGTGAAAGGGTGATTAGATGGCTGTAATTGAGATCAACCGAACGACAGACTTAGACCGGCCTGTCGCGGTCGATGTGCTGCCTGGCGTCGGTTTTACCAGTGAGCAGCTGGCCCACAAATTTGTGATCTCAGCCACGAAAAGCGGCAACGCAGTGACGCTGTCCGGCGGTGTAGTGGCTCGTGTGCTGCGTGCTGACGATGCCATGGTGCTGGTGCAGGGCACGATCGCGAATGGCAAGGCGACGATCACGCTGTCGAAGGATTGCTATAAAATCCCTGGGCAGATCTCCATCGCGATCATGGTCAGTGAGACCAGCACGGTGACCACCTGCGTGTATGCTGCGGTCGCTCAGATCCGGCGATCTGACTCTGACTCAATCGTGGACAATGACCGCGTTATCCCGTCCATCGATGAGATCCTGGCCCAGCTGAGCGTTATGGAGGCGGCCACAAACGCAGCCAACACGGCAGCGGATGCAGCGAACACGGCTGCCAGCAACGCCAACAGCAAGGCGACGGCAGCCAATACGGCAGCCAGCACTGCGAACACGGCGGCCAGTAATGCCGACGCGAAAGCCGCCCTGGCAAACACGGCAGCGGGTACGGCCAACACAGCCGCGAGTAATGCGGATGCCAAAGCCACGGCAGCCAACACCGCAGCCGGCACGGCAAACACTGCGGCAGCCAATGCCGACGAAAAGGCAACGCTTGCAAATACAGCTGCAACGAATGCCAACGAAAAAGCGACGCTTGCCAACACGGCAGCCGGCAATGCAGACACTGCCACAGCCAGGGCAAACGCAGCTGCTGAGACCATCGAAGACATGACCGTCGCCGGTACCAGAGTCGCACCGACTGCTCCGGCAGCGGCGGCGATCAGCACAGTCGACGGACATTATCACATCGATTTCGATATTCCACAGGGCCAGACTGGTACAGGTGCAGCGATCAGCTCCCAGGTGACGGAGTACCAGAACAGCACGAGCGGCACCACAGTACCGACGGGATCCTGGCTGTCTGAGCAGCCGAACACTCCCCAGGGGCAATTCCTTTGGGCTCGCAGGACGATCACCTGGAACAGCGGTGATACGACGGTACTGTACAGCGTCAGCCGGATGGGCATCGATGGATCCGGCTCGGTCGTGTCCGTCAACGGCCAGGCACCTGATGCTCAGGGTGATGTAGCCATGACTGGTGCGGATGTGGCTGTATCCGGTACGGATGCCAGGACGGTGGCGGCTGCCATCGCTGCCAATGCGTCGGCAATCTCTGACCTGGACACGGATATGCAGCAGGCCATCGACGATCTGGATGCTGCAGCCGTCAAAAGCGTCAACAGCTCCACGCCGGACGCACAGGGTGATGTAGAGCTGACCGGCGCAGACATCAACGTCTCCAGCACGGATACGCGCAGCATCGACGCAGCTCTGGGTGACATCGATACAGCTCTGAGCAGCGTCAACACGGCGCTGGGCCAGAAAGCCAATGCTGCAAGCCTGGCTGCGGTGGCCACAAGCGGCAGGTATGCCGATCTGAGTGGCACTCCTGGCACGGCGACGACTTCGGTTAACGGCCTGATGGCATCCGGCGACAAGACCAACCTGGAACGCATCAAAAACATCAATGGCTGCGTCGCGATATTCGCATCCGGATCTACAGCACCGAGTGCCATCGCTGCCGGCCAGTATGTGATCTGGAACGGTGCATTGTATACGGCCCGGTCGGCCATCAGCTCCGGCGCGACGCTCAGCACCAGCAATCTGGCAGCTGTATCCAACGGCGGTCTGAACAATCTGAAGGCCAGTGTTGACTCGTTAAACAGCAATATTCAGACGGTAAGCAATAACATTAGCAGATTGCTTTCAGCCTCCGGACAAAGCATGCAAACAGATTTTAACAACTGCAAAACGCAGGGAGTATATAAAGGAGATAGCAATGACACATTAAATACTCCGGGAACCGGATTTTGGTTGATACTTGTGCTTGTATGGTCTGCAAATGACGTTGTACAACTGGCCTTTGAAACAAACGATGCAAGGGCTTGCTCAAGGTCTTTCCATGACGGGACAACTTGGACAGCATGGAAACGATTAGATAATACCTAAAATTGCAACAATGTCAAATTGCTGTTTTACGAAATAGAAAGCCCACAAATGAAGGCCTGTATATGGTATGCATCGTATACAGGCCTTTGGTGATGTGGCAAATCAGGCATAAATCTGCTGATGGGTGTGCTGCAGGTCACTAGTGTCCAGCTTGGCATAGATGAGCGTGGTCTCCGGCTTGGCGTGACCCATGAGGGCCTGCAGCTGCTCGAGCGGGATCCCCGCGTGGATGCCATGCGTGGCGAAGGTGTGGCGCAGCGTGTGCGGCGTGCAATGATTGGTTATCTGGGAGCGGATCCTGGCGTCTTTGATGATCAGCTGCATGGCCCGAGTGCCCAGCTGCACATGTGGGCTCCGCTTCGACACGAAAAGGTACGGCGTGCTGTCGTCTCGCGTGGCCAGGTAGCGCCGGAGCGTCAGCTCTGACTCTGCGTTAAAAAAGACCTTCCTCAGCTTGTCACCTTTACCGTGCCGGATCACGACGGACCGATTGGTCCAGTCAATATCAGACAGCTGCACATCAACGCACTCGGAGACGCGGCACCCAGTGCTGAAAAGGAAATCCACAATGGCTTTCTGGCGGATGTCATCGCAGGACCAGCGCAGCTCCTCGAGCTCGTAGGATGTGAGCGGCGTGCGCTCTTTCTGCTGGTGTTTAATCTTTGGGATCTTGGCCACCGGATTGCGCACCAGGTAATCATTGAGCACGAGCCAGGAGAAAAAGCAGTTTAACATGCGCCTGGTTCCGTCCAGGGTGGAGTCTGAGACATTGTTATTTTTCTTGTAGTCAAAAAGGTACATCCTGATATCGTTCGCTGTGATCTCGTCGATGGGCTTGCGGATCGCCTGGAAGAAATTGACCAGCTTCTGCCGGTACTGATAGACGGATCCATCACTCAGGTTTTCGACAGATTTGGATGCCAGATACAACTCGACGACAGGAGGCAAGCCGCTGATCAGCGAGAGGCTTGTCTCTTTTTTCTGGATTTCGTAGCTTGTCACAGTCTGATCGACCGCATGGAGCGCATCCCTCAGCTGCTCCGGCGGGAGGACGCTGGCCAGTCGCGCAGCCAGATCGTCGCGGAATGATTCATTGTTATTCATTGTTGTACTCCTTATAAATCATTAGAAAAGAGGTTGAACTTTATGGAAAACAAGTTTTTTATGCATCGGATTAAGAGGACCGGCGGAACCATCGACAAAGGCATCGAAGTCAAGGAAACTTTCGACGCTGCGAAGCAATCATTTCATGCATACTTGGGCGCCTACGCCTACGGCCAGAACGAGAACACGGATTTCGTATCTTGCCACATCACGGATCTCCTGAGCGGCGGCATGGTACTCATGGAAGAAACCTGGCTTAAACAGACGGAAGATGCTGTGAGTGGCGATCGCAGAGATTGAGGTGGTGATCGGATGCCAACGGGTAGACAAATAGCGGACCGGGCTCGGATCCCGCTGGAAGAAAAATGGGGATACATCTGGGGAACGAGCGGCCAGGTGTGGACGCAGGCGGCCCAGGATCGACTGGCCAGGGAAAAGGCCGACGATTCAAATTACACCCTATCAATCGAATACGGCCCCAAATGGATCGGGCGCAAGGTCGCTGACTGCAGCGGCTTGGTTAAGTGGGTGTGCAGTCAATTCGGGATCAAGATGTCGCATAGCAGCAACAGCCAGGCAAAAGGCGGGTACCTGTCCAAACTGGACGTGCTGCTTGGCAATAACAACATCCCGGTCGGGTCACTGGTTTTTAGGCTGCGTAATGGCAGCGACTTCCATCATGTGGGCGTGTACGTGGGCGACAATCTGGTCGTCGAAGCCAGGGGCTCCAGGACGGGCGTCACCACGTCACAGCTGGGCACCTGGACACACTACGGTCTGATTAAGGGTGTAGACTACGGAACCGAAGAACAGAAGAAAGAAGAGATACCAATGGGAGTAGGAAAGGGAGTTGTGGACGTGCCAAATGACGGCACGGTCAATGTGCGAGCGAAACCATCGTTGCAGGGCCAGAAGATCACGACACTCAGAGAGGGCGAGCAGCTCGAGGTGCTGGCTGTCTCAGGAGACTGGGCAAAGATCCGGTACACCGGTGAGGGCTATGTGATGACACGATACATCCGGGAGGTGGCTGACCATGAGTGACGCATTGGTATCCCTCCTGGTGGCCTGCATCCCGGCCGTCGCCAGCCTGATCGGAGTCGTGAGCGCCAACAAAAAGACGACGGCGCTGATCAGTTACCGGCTGGAGCAGCTGGAGAAAAAAGTCGACAAGCATAACCACATTGTGGAACGCATGTATTCGGTCGAAGGTCGGCTCAACGAAGCTGAGCACGACATTCGAGATCTGAAAGGAGTAAAAGCATCATGATCGATTGGAAGACAAAGCTGACAAGCAGAAAATTCTGGGTTGCTGTGTGTGAATTTGTGACCATGCTGATCATTGCCCTGGGCAAAGGGCAGGAGACAGCCACGCAGGTGACCGCTCTGATCATGGCCGGTGCCGGTGTCCTGGCGTACATCATCGGCGAAGGCCTGGCGGATGCAGCTGGTGCCAAAGCGCCTGATGTGTACATCCAGGCACAGCCAGAGGAAAAGCAACCGCCCGACGAAGAAGAATAAGAGGATCCACCTCCGGAGAAATCCGGAGGTTATTTTTTTTGCAAATCATGGTATACTTGCCGCTGCCGAGATAGTTCTGCATTCATGGTTTATCCAAAATCAATCCTAACATACCATGCACAAAGATGAAAAGGGGTTCGGATATGGAAGGTACTGCTCCACCATTAACCTTCATATCCGAACACTCAAGAGTATGGGTGTTCGGATTTTTTATATTGTAGAAGATGACGACCTTGTCGTTATAGATCCAGATGCTATTGATGAAGGTGTCGACCAGCCGCTGGCAAAAATCCGGGTCCTCCGGGTCACCCGCTGCGAACGTCTGCAGCCATCCGACGATGTCTTTTTTGCTGAGCCGGATCCCGACCGTCAGCTGTAGGCTGGCTCGGTCCTTCTCCAGG